TAATCTTGACTTAAGTTACCAAAATAAATATTTGCAGGTTGATCATTTCCGCTAATACGAACATATCTAAGGTCTAATTGACCAGAATTAGTCAGCTGTTGTGTGAAAACTTGTAAACCATTAAATTTGCGCATTTAATATAGTTACACAAATTTTTTAAAAAATAATAATTAAATTAAAATTCAGCTAAAGCTGTTCTTTTCCATTTTGAACCATTGTGTCTATAGTGGTAGTTGCTATCGTATGCAATTTGACCACTAATTCCAAATGAAGTAGAGGTTGATGGTATATAATTATCGCCTTGAAAAATTATTTTATTTTTAATATAAGTTCCGCTTATAAAATCTAAAGTTGAAGTATTTGGTCCAGATGATAATTTATTACGATTTTGAGAATCTGTTAGAATCATTGCTCCTTCGTGATTAATTGAAGCATATGAACCTAATATAGTTCCATAATTACCATCAGCACTAATTGAATTATTGGATCCTCCAGCTATAAAACTATTTGCTCCAGAAGTTTTATTGTAACTTCCATTTATTATAGACGCATTTTGACATATATATCCTAATGGCATAGCAATATTATGACTTCCGCCAACAATAAATGCACCATTTGATCCAATGTTCTCAACTCCACCTAATATAACGTTTGAACCACCAACCGTTGCATTATTCATTCCATAAATTAAATTTAATTGACTATTTGAACCAAATGCACCAATGCAATTATCTGTTTTATTACAAATTCCACCCAAAACAACAGAATAATCTGTAGAAATTTTATTCTGATATCCACCTAGTATTTGAGAATACGAACCACGTCCAGTAATTTCATTACTCTGTCCACCTAAAATAGTGGATGTAAGAATTGGTCCATTATTCTCCGTATTAGTTGTGTCAACAATTGAATTTGCCCATCCACCTACGATAGTATTATAAAAAGCTTCGTTATTAGTTGATCCACGTATGTTATTAGATCTTCCACCAACAATTAATGACCATCCATTTTTATTTCTTAAGATATTGCCATATCCACCACCAATAAAATTAAAATCTTGATTAAGTCCGCCATTTTCACCGCTTATCATATTATTCATTCCACCTGCCACAGTTGAACTACTTGATTTTATTATTTGATTAAGATATCCACCAGCTATTACCGCTGTACAACTTGTTTCAAGTATTTCATTGCGCTGTCCACCGCCAATACTAGAGTTGTCTGTGTTTCCACTTACAATATTAAAACTTCCACCAGCTATAGTACCTGCATATGCAGAAACTTTATTAAAATAACCTTGAACAATACTAGAATAACCTCCCTGCGCAAAGTGTCCATAACCACCTAAAATTGATCCACCTGGTGCGCTCCAACCAAAAGCTGGGCCAACAGTTGAAGCAGATCCAAAATTTACACTTCCAGAATTTCCAATTAAAAAATTAGCTGTTGTAGCTGGAACTTCTGCTTTCGTTCCATTCGAATTTTTTTGTATAAGATATAATGTATCTAAATCTGCCATAAATTATACTTTGCTCCAATCGGTTAAAATTGGTATAGCATACCAATTTCCTTGTGTTCCATTTCCGCTAGAACATATATAAAAATATTGATTATCCCATGCGACTTGACCACTATATCCCGCGCTATTGGCTGCTAATGGAGGATTGTTAGAACCAATTCTAACTCCTGCATTAAGATTTACTTCTGAAATATTTCCAGTAATTCTAGGATATCTAAGATCTAATTGTCCAGAATTAGTTAATTGTTCTGTAAAAATCTGTAAACCATTAAATGTGCGCATCTAGTGATTTACACTAAATCACTAATAATTACCAAGTTGATAATGCTGTTCTAATCCATTTATTGTTTTCTATACAATAGTAAAGATAATTTTTATCAAAAGAAAATGCACCACTTACACCAGCAGAATTTGAAGATATTGGAACTGTTGTGGTTTGGGTACTGCTACTAACTGTGATTGTGGCTTGAGATCCAACTGTATTGACAGAGATTCCTCCTCCTGCGAAGTTAAGTGAAGCAGCATTTCCTTGACTTGATCCGTTACCAAATATCGCAATTGGTGATGGATTAGCTTCGCCAAACAATAAGACTCCTGAATTATTAACAGTAGGTCTAGAGAAAAAGTTCTTGAGCCCAGATATAGCTTGGTCTCCTGTGGTTGATACAAGTCCACCACCTTGAATATCTCCTTCGATAAGTACAGATTTTCCACTTACGATTGGACGTTGATCAAATACTGCTTGGCCAGAAAGTAAGGCTCCTGCTCGTGGTCCTACTTCTTGTCTAGTATAACCAAAACCTCTATATCCAGGTTCATATCCTTGCTGTACTTCCCAACCTGTAAAACGAATTTTGTAATATCTGTCAGATAAAACATCCTTCATGATAAAGTTTTTGCCTGTAACGTTATTGCCAATATGATTATTATTTACAGCTTTAAAACCGCTATAATTTCTAGAGTCTAAATTTGAAAGATCATTCCAACCATCTAGATTCCACAATGTTCCTTGAGGAGAAACTGAACTATTCCAATCTTCTTCAAATTTAGCATTATAAATTCCAAAAGCAGGTCCTCTTGTTATCCATAAATTATCATTAATATAATCGATTTGTTGTGTTAATGTACCACTTTGTTGAACAAAAGAAAAAGTTTTAAGTTGTCCTGAAGTTGATCGGAAAGCTAAGTTTGATATTGTCGTTGTAGAACCATGATCAAAAGTTTTATTTCCAGTAATAATTTGATCTCCTGTTGTATAAACTACATCTTGTCCTGCTCCACCTGCTTCACCAATTAGTAATACTCCAACGTTGTTAACTGTTGGTCTAGAAGAGAAATTTTTAGTTCCATTTACGTTTTGGTTATTCGATAAATCAACTACGTCATTTGAGAGAGCGACGTAATTCCCGTTAACTATTGGAGTTGTTAAGAAATTTTTAGTTCCATTTACGTTTTGGTTACTCGATAAATCAACTACATTATCTGAAAGAGCAACTGGCGTCAGGACAACTTTTGGAGTTGTTGAAAAAGTTTTAACTCCTTCAATATATTGATCAGTGAATAAATCAACAATATTATATTCAAGCGCAAGATTGTCACCATTTACTGTCGGTATAGAAGTAAAGGTTTTAATTCCATCTATTTCTTGATTTCCTGTTGTATATACAATATTTTCTACTGAAATATTACTTCCTTCTCCTATTAATAATACGCCAGTGCCATTTACATTTGGTCTAGTATTAAAAGTTTTAGAGCCAGAAATAGTTTGATTTCCAGTTGTTCTTACTGTTGTACTAATATCGACTTGAACAACTTCGCCACTTAGTAAAATTCCAGTTCCATTAACCCGTGGTCTAGTAGAAAAATTAATTAATCCAAATACTCCTGTTTTATTAAAATAAACTCCATTGTTAAAATCTAGTAATAAAGTATCTCTACCAGAAGAAAAAATATTAACTGTTGTATTGTCAGCTAATATCATTGCTCCAGTATGACCAGAACTAATTATAGCGTTAGATCCTCCTAAAATAGTAGCATAGTCCGCATAACAAATTCGAGAATCAGTACTATTTAATATAGAAGACCTTCGAGATCCGAGGATACAAGACGAATAGCCATTTATTATAGAATTATAAGCTGCTATTCCAGAACTTTGCGCGCCATCTATTGTGTTAACTGCACCACCAATAATCGTGCTACTACCGCCTAAATTTTTATCTATTAAATTACTAAATCCACCACCCATTAAAGCATAAAGAGTATTTGTAATTCCATTGCCTTGGCCACCTAATACTGTAGAAAATGAAGAGTATCCGCGTATAGAATTAACAAAGCCTCCGAGTATAGAACTTTGATTGGAACGACTTGCTGAACTACCAGTTTCAGTAATTATTCTATTAACATATCCTCCTACGATTGAATTGTCGCAGCCTCTTGGCCCTATTCCTGAAATTATATTAAAACTTCCAGCTCCAATAAAAGAGTTTTCTCCAGAAACTAGATTGCATGTTCCATGAAAAACAGACGACATAAATCCTGCAGCATGATTATATGCTCCACCAACCACAACTGAATACCAACCTCCTCCAAGGCCACCACCAAGAGTATTATTATCTCCAGCGGTGTTTTGTCTTCCTCCACCAACCCAAGAAAGATAAGAACAAGCTCGATTCTCTTCTCCACCTACTATAGCAGATTTCCATCCATAAATTCTCTGATTATCGCCACCAACTATCATTCCGTTTCCTACAAGACCATCTATTCTATTAAATTGACCACCTCCAATGAAATTAGAGCCTCCAGACATTAAATGTCCAACTCCTCCTGCTATAACATTGTAATAACCTTGGACTCTATTGCATTGTCCGCCAACTATAGTAGAAAGAGTTGCTCCACTTATTGCATTTCGATCTCCACCTAAAATACTAGATCCAAAAGGATCTGGACTAGGAAGTGATCCTGGAGAAGAGTATCCAGAAAAGAATTGAGTAGAATTTCCAAAATTAACACTACCAGTTGCTCCTAAGAGTATTCCGAACCCACTTGCTCCAACCATTGATGTTCCACCTTGTGGGTTTCCTGCTTCATTTAAAATTAAAAAATATACATCTTTTAAACTTGCCATAAATTATTATACTCCTTGAGGATTAGGATTAAATGGAATATAATCAATTAAAGATAAATATTTCCATTGTCCATTTGCTCCGTTTCCACTCGTACAAATATATAAATTATTTTGATCTATAGCTATTTGTCCACTATAACCTGGTGAAAATTTTCCAGTTGGTCTACCATATTGATTCATGATAAGTCCATTATTTATATTAATAACATTATTATTACCAGTTAGTCGAACATAGCGTAAATCTAATTGACCACTATTAGTCAATTGTTCTGTAAATATCTGAAGACCATTAAATGTACGCATGATCTAATTTACACATAAAATATATAAACTACGTGTAAATGATAGTATAATGGAAAAAGTAACATATTTAATATCAAGAAAAGAAGATAAATTTATTTTAATTAAAAAAGAATTAAAAGACGACAATTTAATATCTACAGAAATAGAAGAATCTTCTAATTTGAATGAATTAAGGGATAAATACCCTAACGCCAGTTTAATTTTTTAAATTAAACTTTACTATGATATAAAAGGCTAGCTATATAATTGGTAACTTGATGTTCTAGTGCAATTTTTTGAACATTATTTACTTGTTCTAGGTTTTGATCAAAAGGTTTTTCAATATAATCTTGAAGCTTATTATTCCAATCTGCTGGAGTTTCATTAGCTATAATAATCTCAGAAATTTTTTCTGCATCTTCTTTTTGTTGGTTGCTTAATTTTTTAACATTTAGCTTTTTTCTAAAAGCAGATTTAATCTCTTCTTCTAGATTTTGTGCGGCTAATATATTTTCTTTAATTTTAGATACTGAGAAATTAGCGTTTGTTCCTACTGGTTTAACATTTTTTGTTGATTGAGGAATTCCAGTTGATCCAGATGGCCTACCAGATTGTCCACTACCACCACCAATAATTGGTTGATAAAATCCTTGATCTTTAAAGTTTTTAAGTTTTTGTTGAGATTCAATTGACTCTTCTGAGGTTGGAAGTCTTCCAGTTTGAATAGCTTGCACTCCTTCTTCTGGCGTAAGAATTCCAAGTTCGATAAGGCGATTATATATTCTAGAATATTGAACGTCATCTTTCAAACTAATATCTTCAAATGATGGTTTGGGAAAGTTTTTAAATCCTAAATCTTTACTAATTCTTCTAATTTCTGGTATTAAAAATTCATTAAGAAAAACTTCTCTACCTTGTTTTAATCTTTCGATAAACACTTGTACTTTAATACTTTGATTTGCAAATTTTTCACTCCCAATAAGAATATTATTTAAACCAATTTGAATATCTCTATCTACAACTTCATATTTTTCTGGACCGATTAGACTTCCAATATCTGGAATAACAAATTGGGCTTTTGTTGTATAGTCGGCAATAAGCACTCTTCCAACGCTTTGATTTTCAAAAAGAGTTTGCATAGCTTGTAAATTTTTTTGATTAACTCCACCTTTTTCTGGATCTGTTCCCATTGTTACTAGTAGGATAGCTTGCTGAGTTGTTCTTGTGACTGCCATATCCATTTTTTTCATTTCTAATTTCCAGTTAATATCATCAAGAACTGGGAATCCCATTGGAATAGATAATGGCTCGTAATCTTGTTTCTTATAAAAAACTGCTGCTAATTTTGTAGCATCAAGTGGAACTAGAATATATCTATTACTTTTATTTTTTACTTTTTCTTGGATAGGTTGTGGTAAGGAATTTAACACTTCTATATCTTCATCTGTCTTTGGATCTCTTAGTCTTTCCAACTCATAATCACTTAGTAGTTTATAATAAATATTGAAATTATAATTTACAGATCCTCCAACGTAAATATCTGCTGGATTTAATATTGTATATCTAGCTGGAATTTTAATATTTTTTGCTGCTTTAATTCTTGATCCAAAAACTTGAACAATTTTTAAACTATCTTCTAATGATAACTCGGTGTCGAATCTATAAGTGAATACATTTCCACTTCTATAGTATTCTCTAAAAAATTGATCTTGAAAACTGGCTAAATTAATTTTTCTAAAATACGCTTCAAAGAATTCTCTTGATTTTTGACTTCCACCAGTTAAGTATATTGGGCTTGTTGAGAATTCAGTCATTAAATCAATTGTATTTCTAAATATTCCAACATTATAATATGCTTTTTGACATAAAACAATTGCATCTCTAACGTCTAAAGTAGACAAATTTTGAATATTTGGGCTAAATCTAAATGGTATTAGTCCGCTATCAATATTTGTAAATCTATTAGTTCTTTCTATATCTGCTGCAGCATTTCTTCTTAAGCCAGTTGAGGCTCTTGATTCTGAAAAATTCAAGCTTTTCTTATTAGAGGCTTCTACCATTAAAGGTGTTATTTCTGAAGCATTTGAAACTTCCATTTTTTTAGATTTTTTACTCATTTTTGATTTATATTTAAAATATTTACACTTATTTAATCATTATCGGAGAAAAAGTGTTGGATATTTGTTCTTTTTGCTGCGTCATTAAGTCATTATAAGACTTTAAACCCCAATTGGCTAACATAAATGCAGAATAATTATCTTTTCTAGCTTTATTAGCGGAGGCGCTTCTTTTTAAATGTTGAGGTAAATCAAACGATTGAGTACCTCTACTAGTAGCAGAATGTTCAATTAATACGCATTGTTTTTTAGTTTGATAAATGAAATCATCTTGATGTTCTATAAAATCAAGCATTTCCCAGTCTTTTTTATCTTCAGTTTTTAATAATTCCATTGGTAATCTTAATGAAAATTGAGAATTAAAGAAATCATCTGAAGCTGAAGTTTTGCTTGCAAACCAAACTTTTTTATAATCTATACATGCTTGAAGATGTTCGTTTGCTCTTCTTATGAAATTACTAGTAAATACTTGATTAAAACATATTCTTTTATTTTCTAAATTATATTCATTTTTAGCTTTTCTTAGCATTTGATTATAATCTTCGCCTTCTAAATCTGAATCAAAGTTGAAACAATTTATTTCAAGTTTATTATTTTTGAATAGCTCTGATTGATTTGCTGAAGCTAAGAATACATCTGCTCCCGCATTATCCATAACAATTAAATGAATATCAAAATTAGTCAATAAATAATAAAAATAATTAAC